ATTGCGCCGTATGCCGCGCGCGGATCTTTGTTCGTTTTCTTCTCGTGGTTCAGTACGACTTCAGCAATTTCTGAGATTGAATCAATCGCCACTGACTGGAAGCCTTTCGCCTCGTCAGACTTAGTAAGCCACTCGTAAGCCTCCCTAAGGGCATCCATTGAGCTGATTTCAATGAAAGGTACATCGGCACCGGCGATAGAGAGCAAGCCCCCTTCGGCTGATAGAACCACCGGAGTCGGCAGGGTAGGGATAAGAGAAGTCTTACCTGCGCCAGCTTGGCCATACACCAACATTTTGACGCCGTTTGAATGAACGTCGGAAGTGCTTTTTAAATTGATTGCCATAGGTTTTCCTTAATAACCAATATATAAATAAAGTTGAAGTAACTTTTCAACTTCTGGTGTTAAATCGTAGTCTTCTAATATCCAATTGGCTTTTGGAAGGCCATTAACAATTTTTACAACTTCAATTTTTTTGTAATCATGACAGCAATCATCGCCGCATTCAGTGACAACGACTTCCATTTCATCTGGGAAATTGTTAAGCAGTTCTTTCAGTTCTTTAACGTTCATTTCAAAAAGGCGCGATCGGCGCAGGTTGTTGTGGGGATTGCTTGAATGGGGTGGGCTTAGGCTTAGGCAAAGCCACCCCCTTGTAAGTTGGGAATGGCCAGTCTTTCATTCGGGCCCCCATTCCTCAACTTGTTTTGCGATTCTTTCTTCAATCGTGCTGTGCTCAAACCACCAGCTGCACCAGTCGCTCTCTGGCATGTACTTAACCCAAAGGCTCCAATCTTCAGCCACATCAAGATAGGTAATCATGGTCGTTTTTTCTGGGTTGGGTTTTACTTCGTTGTCATAGTTTTGCTGCAGGATGACCTTCCAAGTGTTGGTGTCACTTAGGAATCGTTTGATGTCAATTTTGGACATGATCAGAATGCCACCCCTTTATTGATGCATTCAGCGTAAAGCTCGGCAGCGTCTTTTGCTTCTTGCTTGCTATCGCACGTCGCAATCATCCTGTCGCGGCACGGATAGTCAGACTCCCACACGCACCAGTAATCGCCCACCTGCGCGGCGTACATTTTTACAAAACCGTCTTTGTGAATCAGTTCCATGTTCTATATCCTTCAGTCAAACTTGTTCACAAGGGCGTTCATGTGGCGCACACCTTCTGCGCTTGCCATAAATGCATTGCTTTGCTGATTGAAATAAACATGCAGTTTGGCTTGCAACTTCTCCGCCTCAAACTTGTCGCCACATTGATGAGCTGCATTGATAGCGGCTCTTGCTTGACTGATTTGCGTCTTGGTCATTTGTCTCTCCGTTCGCTGCACCTTCAGGAAATCTGTTCGTGCAGTGTTGACACTATAACTTGATGGGGTGTAGCATGTCAACACCTCAACGCAACATTTTTCACAATCATGCTCACACTAGAACAGATCAGAGACCAGCTCCAGGATCGTCGTTTGACGATCGTGGCAGAGCGAACGAAGCTACATCCGAACACGCTGCGCGACATACGTAATAACCCTGATTGCAATCCGTCTCACCGGGTGTTGTTAGCCTTGAGTGAATATCTGACAAGCAGTGCCCAATCAGCACTGCGCAATGGCTGACTTATCGAAAATACTGGGTGGCCCTTGGTCACCCCCAGTGGGACCGGTAGCATTACCGCCGGAACAGCAATTCATTGAGGCCATTCGCAAAAGCGGCCTTGAAGTACCTGAGCAGATCATCCTAGACGGAAAGATTCATCGATTCCGTTCAGGTGCGAGTGCTAAAACATTAGATCGTTCAGGCTGGTATGTCGGCCACCTGGACGGTATCCCATGCTTGACATTTGGCTGTTGGCGTCAAGACATTACTGCCACGGTTAAAGCTGACATGGGCAAAAAGTGGAGTCATCTTGAAGAGATGGCTCACGTTGCGCGGGTGACAGCAGCAAAGAAGCAACGCGACGCAGAGATTGAGCGAGATAGATCTGTAGCCGCCAGCACAGTAGAGACAATTTGGGGTGGTGGCGTAGCGGCCAGCCCAGAACATCCATACCTCAAACGCAAAGGCGTAGAGCCCAATGGCGCACGGGTAACGGGTGACGGGCGTTTAATGGTGCCTCTTTTCAGCCCGGACGGCGAACTATCAAGCCTTCAATACATTGATAAGTCAGGCGACAAGCTTTATCACAACGGCGGCCAGACTGGTGGAATGTTTTGGATGCTAGGCACCTTAGACGAGCCAGGCGTGCTGTACATCGCCGAAGGCTTTGCAACAGCAGCGACGATTCATCAGGTCACAAATCGCCCCTGCATCGTGGCGTATAGCGCCAGCAATCTTGTGCCTGTAATCGGCTCCCTGCGTGAACAGATGCCAGATCAAGATCTGTTCATTGTGGCCGATAACGATGCTAGTGGAGTTGGCCAGCGGTATGCAGAGCAGGCCAGTGCAAAGTACGGCGCAAGAATGGTTGTTGTTCCTACGCCGGGTAACGATGCCAACGACTACGCAAAGGCGGGGAATGATTTGATGCTTCTCTTGAATCCGCCCACCGAAGATTGGCTAGTCCCAGCCGATGATTACTGCGCCCAGCCCGCCCCCATCAAATGGCTAGTCAAGCGTTGGATCCAAGATCAGGCCTTAGTTATGGTCCACGGCCCGAGCGGAGGCGGCAAGACATTTGTAGTCTTAGACTGGTGCCTACGCATAGCTAGCAGTACCCCCGAGTGGGCAGGCCAAAAAGTCAAACCCGGCAAAGTAGTCTACTTGGCAGGCGAGGGCCATCACGGATTGCGTAGTCGCATAGCCGCCTGGAAGCATCACAACAAAAGCGGCCCCTTGCAAATGTGGCTAAGTAAAGCAGGCTGTGACCTCAACACCACAGAGGGCTATTGCAAAGTAACCGACTCAATAAAAGCTATCAAGGCTGTGCCCAGCGTGATCGTGATTGACACTCTTCACCGATTTCTATTCGGCGACGAAAACAGCGCACAAGACGCAAAGACCATGCTAGATGCCTGCGCGAACCTCATGCGCGAGTTCACCTGCACCGTGATCTTAGTTCACCACACAGGCGTATCAGACGAAGCCCAGCACAGAGCTCGAGGAAGTTCAGCATGGAAAGGAGCCCTAGACATTGAAATTAGCATCGTCCCAGCAAAAGACGGCTCACCAATGCAAGTAGTGCAGCGCAAGACAAAAGACGCCGAATTGCCTAATCCAGTCCATGCCGAACTTCGTTCAGTAGAAATACCAGGATGGTTTGACGAAGATGAGCAGCCAGTCACCAGCGCAGTGGTTGAGATAGTTGATGCACCAGTTAATGAATTAAAAAAGGATAATAAATTAGGAAGGCATAGGAAGCTATTTGAGAATGCTTGGGCCGCAACAGGTGCAGAGGAAAGAGGAGGCAAACCATATTTGAGCCGTTCAGGGTTTATTCAATATTTAGTTAATAATATGGAATTGACTGAGGCATCAGCAGCTATGTACGCCAGACCAGCAGCCAAAGGGAAGCCGATCTCAGAGCTGCTTTTGGGACAAATCATTGATCATTGCGAGCATGGCTGGATCGTCCTAGACACCGTTCAAGCTAGCTCTATGATGCTTTTGGCATTGCAGAAAGGAGCGTAACAGCGTAACTTTAGCGTAACTGTTACGCTGTTACGCTGATGTGACAAAACTAACAAGTAGCGTAACGTAACGTAACTACTACCTTTAGGTAGTTACGGTAGTTACGCTTGTTTGTGGGATGGTTCGGCATGGTTCAACTAGGTAAGTTAGGGAGCACTAACATGAGTGAGAGTTCAGAAAAATCCGGTCAAGAAAATTTGAAGAGGAAATGGGGAGGTGCTCAACCGAATGCAGGTAGGGAGCCTTTCGTTCCTACTGATGAGGAGAGGGCGTATGTTGAGAAACTATCTGGCGTTGGTTTGGTGCAGGAACAGATTGCGGCGTTGATCAGGGATGGGATACATAGTGATACGCTAAGGGATCATTTCGGGAAAGAGTTATTGGCTGGTAAAGCAAAGGCGAACGCGGCGATCGGTGGGACGCTGTATCAGAAGGCGATCAAGGGAGACACCGGTTCACTTATCTGGTGGACTAAAACCCAAATGCGTTGGGCTGAAACTCAGAAGCACGAGATAGTACATACGGGTATTAGTATTACTGATGCATTAGAGGCTGCGAAGGCTCGGCTGATTGCTGGGGAAGTTATCGATGCAAAGATCGTAGAGCCTCGGCAATTGGAAGATGGGTCAGGGGAGGAGACGTAAAAAAAGGCCCCTGGGGGCCTTGTGGTGAGTCTGGGGGCTATTTCTATTTCTTATAGGCTTCGCCGATCAAGGTGAAGCGGAATCGACAGGCTGTGCATTCAAGCCGGCGGCGCTTGATCCCTTGCTTTTTGCATAGCCTGGTCTCAAGGACTCGGCCCCGACACTTGCACAGTGGGCACATCAGAGGCCTCGATGGAAGAGTTGCTCAACATATGCTGGACTTACGCTGAAGTGTAGGGCAGTGAGCTGGGTGGCAATGTGAAAGGGCGCCTGATGGGCTGAGATCAGGCTCAACAGGTGGCTCAAGATGGTTTGTGGCATGGTGGCCTCAGAAGTATTGGGCTAGGACGTAGCCGGCTGCTGATCCGAGGATAAGGGCGAAGGCTACTTCTTGCCAAAATTCATTGGGGTTCTTCATATGATCCTTTGCTGGGGCCTGAGCCCCTGGGTGGTTAGGCTGATTGCGCGTTGACGATGTGGTTAACCCAGTCGCTGAACCGCGCAATTTTGGGGATATTTTTTTGCTTATAGGTTGCGCTCAACACACGCCGCCCACCTTTGTGCAGGTGGGCTTTGCGTAGACCAATCTCAACACAATCAAAGCCGAGGATTGCAGCTTCAAATGTGGGGGGCACTATGTAGGTGGCTTGCTTGTTCATGATGATCTTTGGTTGGTTGCTGGGGCCTGAGCCCCTGGGGGGTTAGGCCGCGATTGCGGTTAGCAAGCCGCGCGCGATGGTGGTGTCGCACACTTCGTATTCAAAAACCTTCTGCCCGCAGAACTCATGCGAAGTCACGTAACCGATTCGAACTACTTCCCCGGCCAGGTTTGTAGTGGTGTAAATGTCCACAACAGTACACACAGAAGCGTGTTTCCTGCCGATAGGTTTGTAAGTGGTGCCGATCTTGAATCGTGGAGCGCTTTTGGTGTTCAGCATGATCATTTCCTTAGTTAGTTGCTGCGGGGTCCGGTGATTTTCAGATCTTGAATTCGTGTGCTTTGAGGAAAGCAACTTCTTCTGGCGTCGCCATGCAGGCTGCCATCATGTGCTTGTCCAGGTACTTCTGAAGCTTAGCGCGGTTGGTGGGGCTGGGGAGGGCGCGGTAGGCGTTGATCAGCTTTGTCATGGTTTTTCCTGGTTAGTTGCTGCGAGGTTCGTTGATTCGTGTTCCGCAGTGATGTAAATGTAAATGATTCTTTTGCAAAAGAACACTAGGGAAAACACTTAGCATAAAGTTGTTGACACCACAGCATCACTTTGTTAAAGTTCATACATCGCATCAAACAGCAGCAGCTGACCGATGCATCAACAGGGAAACAAAATGATCAAGACACTTAAAGAAGCAGCATTCGTGGTAGCGGGATTCTTCCTCATCGCAGGCATGGCAATCAGCATGGTCATTGCGATGCATCCATGATGTACCCAAGGGGCTAGTCCCCTTCGCCCAGCTTCCCAGCTCAATACTGCACGATCATCGGTCGCGGTAGGGCCACCCCTGCGCGCTTAATTTTGAGGGGGGGGTAGGGCCCTGCCGACCGGGCCGTGTGGAAGCCATCCCCCACGCCAATTTTTATTTTTTTACAAAAAACAATTACTATCCACATATTCCCACATTCCCCCATCAATTATGCAAACCACCATTTACAAGCCTCAGCAGGAGCAAGAACTGATGAGTTTGATCTGGAGTGATCAAATCCGGGACAACCCATTGGCGTTTGTGAGATATGTGTTCCCTTGGGGTGAGAAGGGTACTCCGTTGGAGCGGTTTTCTGGGCCGAGGAAATGGCAGATGGAGGTGTTGAATGATATGGCGGAGCATATTCGGGCGAACAAGGCGGTGGGGGCTGCCAAGTTGCCACACGAGA